CAGGACAACTCACTGTTAAGAGCAGCGCCAAAGAGATTATAAATTTTTTCATCGCCCTCAATAAAAAAGTGCAACCATTTCTGTTTCTAGGCTGGTTGCCCACCCAATGAATTACGCCGCTAGGCGCATTTCAAATGAAGCGTTATCATTCGCTGCATTTACTTTTTTGGTCTATAAAGCAACCAACCTACTATCTACTTCAACCCTTTCAACGTCAATCGATCCCTTGCTGGCCCATCAAAGATACATTGGGTGTTCGGAAAAACCTATTACACCATATTTGTTCCGACTATGGAAACCAATGTATCTGTGGTGGACCAGGAGGCAGTCGAAGCCTCGTCTTGCCCGCCTATTAATTGCTATCAACGATAGTATATTATTTATAGCATAGGGAAAGGGTTATGTCAAGAGTTTTTATTTCTGACCGTCAGGACCAGCGGCACCCCATGAATTATTAATATTACGATCCAGTCCTGTATTAGTAATATTGAGGATTGAATTGAATGCTGTTCGTAACTTATCCATGAATTGTGGCAATACTGCACTACCTAACAAGGTTGAGGCAAGACCATCTATATTACTTGGCGTAATCTGTGCTAACATTTCAAGCACACCATATACCATTTGATCAGTAAAGAATGGAGTATTGTATTTTGTTGTACCTATGTTACCATATAACATTTTGTTTATAATTGAAAAGAGAGTAGCAACAAACATATCATTATTTGTCAGTGATAAACCACGTTGATCTATGGTTGCAAATTGATTCTGCACACCATTAAGACCTATAATATAAGCTTTATCACCTACTACTATTGTATTTCTATTAATTGCTTGTTGCAATATATTCAATCCAATATTTTCACGAACTTCTGGTGAGGTGTTAGCCCATTGCAAATCATAATACGTTTCATCTGCCTGCGCTGGCAACATTTCTGCAGGGTTATATCCATTGTTTATAAGCATTTGATTGCGCAATTCAACATATGTATCGCCAGGTGTTTGTGGAATAATCTGATCTGTTAAATTTTGTGGAACATAAGGTACATTTCCAGTGTATGCATCCAAATAAAATGCAGCAGGATCACGATAGTATTGACTATGTGGCAATCTAAATCTCTCTACATTAACGCCAAGTGGTTCGAGGGCGGCAGCATTGCGTCCCATGCGCATGGCTCCCTTGATAGCATCGCCATATATATTATCACTTGCCACTCGTTCTAGGTAATCACCAATTTGACCATAACCTGTTTGCAAACCATGATATGGCAAACTATCAGCAAACACATAAGCATTTACAGGACTATTACTTACAGTAGCAAAAAGATCAATGCCCCAATTGCTAATATGATGATTTTCTTTAAGTATTTGCGAACAACTTGCTGCATGACCAGCTTCACTTGCTTGCAATGCTGCTTGTATCGTAGGATCAGTGCTGTTTTTGATTACAGTAAGTTGTGATTCAATTGCAGCAATCATAGCATAAACTGCAGCATCAAGACTTGTATAAACAGTACCATTTATATTAATACTATCAGCAGATGCAGGTTGATCACCACTTGCACCACTGCCTGGCACATGATAACCGCCACTTAATAGAGTTTGTAACTGCACAATTAATGCATTTAATGTTTGACCGTCCGCAGTTGCCATAACTTTATTGTTAGCATCAATAATATAAGGAAGTGTGTCATTATGAACATAACCCGCAGGCGTTCCAACAAAATCAGCCATAGTTAATTCACCGATGCTGCCACCACCATAACCATATGTTTGATATAGTTTATCTGTTGCACCACTATACATTGGAGTGCTCATTTGACTTAAATGATTTAAGTCAATGCCAGCATCAGTTTTAGATAGTGCAGTGCCAACATCTTGGAATGTTTTAGAACGAGTTATGCCCAAACTAAGCATATGCTGACCTAAGTCTGTAAAGGTTTTGCTTGGTCCAGTTGCAGCGAGATCAGGACACATATGATTTATATCTGTTAGTTGCCCTAGATTGTCTAATGGCACACCTATATTAAATTGTGCGCTTACTGCACCAATAGCTGCTTGATCGGTAACTTTATTCAATATATTTTGTACAGCAGTATCATGTGCAGGATTATCAATGCCCGCAACTGGCAATCCTGCATTAACTATACTATTAGTTAAACCTGTAACTTTGCCTAACCCTGCGTTAATAATTTGATTTGCTACGCTTGCAGGTTGTTGAAGTCGCAGTGGATTTGCTGTGCTAAAAATTCCAAGATTACTCATATTTGCAGCGGCTGCTGGAATGTTGCTGCTTAGCGCACTCATACCAAAACTAACTAATCCGTTATTATTTGCAAAATTAGCACCAAGTGCGCCAGGTCCATTGGCACCAAAACGCAAACCAGCAGCTTCTGATACTGCACCAATCATACTGTTGCTGATACCACCATACGCACTGCTAATACCAATATTTTGCATAAATGCACTTGCGCCGCCAAATGCAGCACCACCGATCATATTGTTTGCAACTCGATTAATGACGCCATTTAAACCGCCACCACCAGCAAATTGCTGTATTGCATTAGGTAAAATTCCTGAGACACCGCTGTTGCCTAATACACCACTAAGTGATCCCATTAAACCGCCGATGGCACCATTAACTGAACCGCCAACAATATTAGTAAGACTGCTAGGCAAAACACCAGTTAAACTTGGTAAAATATTACTGCCAATGCTACTAAGTGCTTGCATAGCGCCGCCAGTAAGTTGATTAAGCGGACCTGCAATTTGTCCCAATGCACCAGCCAAACCACCACCTAAAACATTTCCCAATGAGCCTAATGCTCCGCTCATCGCACCAGTTATTCCTGTAGCGCCCAATGCACTTGTTAAACCACCTAAAATACCGTTTAATCCTAAACCTAATCCACCAAACAAACCAGCGCCAGCAATTGCACCTAAGATACCTAGACCACCGCCAGCACAACCTGCTCCCGTGCCAGGCGCTGCACCCTTAGCATTAGCTGGCAAATTAGCAGCAGCACCACCTTTGCTTACTTTTCCATTATATGTTCCATTAATAAGAGCAGCTTCATCTGCACGACGAGCAGGGTTACTGCTTAGCGCACCAAGTTGGCCAGCCATTTGATTGCCATCGCCTGTTTGAGCAGCAGCAACAGCATCACTTAAACAAGGACTGTTGGGTCCATAATTATAAGCTGCATCAACATAAGCTGCCTGCTGTTCAGGTGTCATATTGTCCCATGCTGGTCCAATACGATTTGCAATAGCTGGCGCATAAGTGTTTTGAATCTGATTTTGCATCAATGCTTGCGCATCGCTTTGACTTATTGATTGACCTGGTGTAACAGGACTGCCATCTAAGTTATAATGATTGCCATAACCAATAGCATAACCATTAACATCATAATATGGAGTTGAACGAAAACCTTCGTGTGAGGCAATAAAACTAGCGGTAAGTGTAGGGTCTTTAAGTGTTGCCATTTTAACTCACATTTGTTCTGCTATATGTCGGTGGTGTCCAAGCAATATTGCCAGGTATATATGTATCTGCGACTGCATTTAATAAACCTGGTATTGCAATAGGCGCACCTGTAGTTACTAATTTGCGCAAACCTGTTGGTTCTTTGCGTAAATTCTTATCTTGATTGCTACTTAGATTAATTTCGCTAGTTTGTTGTAGCTGCGTTAGCGGAGTATCTTTGCTAAAATATTGTTTAGCTAGCGTTGGGTTATCTGTAACTCTATGTACTGTGGCTCCTAATCTGCTTGCAGCTTGATCAGCAGCAGTGAGTGGAACAAGATTATTAACATCTGCTGTACTATTAAGCGCAGCATTTTTTAACTCGCTGCTATTATGTAAAACATCAAGTACATATGAAGCATCGGTACCAAATACATTTTGATTAACATCAAAATCTGATACTTTATATCCTAAACCACTTGCAGTCAGTGTGCTGCCTAACGTGTAATTATTGCTTGCACTATTGCCTATTTTAGTATAAATGCTGGCTGGCAAATTAACTAAAACGCCTGTTACACTATCACGAATTGGTGGATGATAGTTATTAACTACGGATACATTAGGTATCAAGCCAGTGCGTACCCAATTAAACATTTGTGTATTAATGGTAGTCAAACCTTGGAATAGATTAGGTTCGCTAAATGCTTGTCCGCTACCAAAAGTAGTAGTAGAATATGTTAGCGGTGTATTATAAAATTGTAGATTAGAGATATTTGCTAAACCGTTTGCAGTAAAATAAGCTTGTGTATTGCTAATAATTAAATCAACCACGCCTACAAAAGTATTTGGTCCCGCAACGCTATTAGCAATCCAAATACTATCGCCATAGTTTAATTCGGTAATAAAATGGGTGCTATTGCCACTCATTATTTTACTACTTGTATTAGCTGTAATATTTCCACTGGTATAATAGGTATAAGAAAAAGAATTTGAAGTTATAGGACGATATTTAAATGCAGCATTAGATATATTAATTACACTATTTGTATTAAAAGTTGCAAAAGTATCGCTGACTACTGTAGATATGTAACCAGCAAAATTGCTGTTTGAATTTCCAATAACTGCGCCAGGTTTTAATTGAGTAAGAAAAGTTGTGCCACTTCCATAAACATTGCCATTGGCAGTATAAACACTTATTGTTCCAGTTCCATTAGTATAACTGCCTAGTGCCATTACAGCGGACCTATCAATACATCTGATTCGTGTGGTATCATATTGTGCTTACAAGAATCAAACACACTAAGATACCCTAACGGTCTGCCACCAACAATTACGCTGCGAGCGCCTTGTATAATAGGATTAGGTGGGTGGGGATGACGTGGATCAAAACCAGGATGACCTGTAACAAAATCGCCGATTCTACTAGCGGGTCTGCCATTAATAAGCACACTATAATCGCCCATCATAGCTACGCCACCAGCAGTATTAAGACTTCCGATTTTTGTTGGAATTGGCATTGACTCTCCTTTATACAGAGGTCGCCAACGTCAGTCCTGTTGTTTTCTGCAGATACTGAGTGGCGATGTCACTTTCTGTTTTGCCAGAAAGTGCAACTGCTCTCTTATTTAACACTACAGGATCGGTGGGCGCAACGCTAAAGATTGCAGGCGCTAATCCAAAACCACCGTTGGGTGTCGCGATCATAACCAATGGCTTCAAAAGTGTATAAGTGGTTGCGTTTTCTTCACTTACACGGCTAATGATTTCTTCGCCAGTAACAGTCTTAAATGTATAGACAGTATTTTTATCCGTTTTAGAGATTAGCATGTTTTCTTTCCTGTAATTCGTTGAGTGACAATTTACTTAGTCCGCTATAACCACCCTCTACTAAAAGTTTGCTATTATAGTAAATTTGTGGAACAGTCTTGTGACCTTCACTTACCAACCAATCACGAACACCTTCTTCATTAATATCTATTTCACTATATTCTTCGCCCCAACTTTTAAGTAGGTGCTTTGCTCCATCGCAATATGGGCAGTTATCTTTTGTATATAATGTAATCATTGATTTTTCCTTTATAAACTAAATCCGCTGAATGTATTCTTATCAACATCTTGCTTGGTGCCACCAATAACATAAGATGAAATTTCTGTTTCCTGTGGCGCAACTTGAACTTCTGCACCTGCAATCCACTTTTGTGTCCATGGTAGCGGATTATTCTTGGTAGGATATGGCTGACCAAGACCAACTGCTTGCATACGCTTGTTAGCAATAAACTCAACATACTCTGCAAGTAGCTGATAGTTAAGACCAATCATAGAACCATCTTTGAACAAGTATTCTGCCCACTTCTTTTCCTGATTGACAGCATCATCAAATAACTTAATAGCATCTTCACGACATTCAGCTTCAATCTTTTCAAATGCTGGGTCATCTTTAGGAAGAAGTTTAAGAAGTGTCTGCGTTGAAGCAAGGTGAAGATTTTCGTCACGTGCAATCAATTTAATAATCTTAGCATTACCTTCCATCTTCTTCAATTCGGCAAATGCCCAACTACAAGCAAATGAAACATAGAAACGAACGCCTTCAAGAATGTTCACACTCATGAGAGCAAGCCAGAGTGCCTTCTTATGTTCATAAAGAGCATATTCGGGATGCTCTTTATCTGCAAAAAAATTGTTCATTCCAATCAACTTATCATACAAATCTGTAATGTCACTTGCACAATCAACAATTTCTTGAATGTCCATCATCTCATCAAATATCTTTGATGGATTAGCATACACATTACGAATAATATGAGTATAAGAACGAGAGTGAATAGTTTCACTGAAAGTCCAAGTAGTAATCCAAGTTTCTAATTCTGGTAGCGAACAAATAGGACCAAATGCCACTGCTGGCGCACGACCTTGAACACTATCAAGCAAGATTTGACGCTTTAGATTACTTGTAAAGATATGCTGCTCGTTGGATGTCAAGTCCTTAAAATCCTTGGCATCACGAAGAATATCAATCTCGTCAGGACGCCAAAAGAAACCTAATTGCTTATCAGTTAGTTTATCAAATTGCTTATACTTTAGCGTATCATAACGTTGAATACTTACACCGCCGTTAGGATCAAGAAATGCTAGTGATTTTGTGTGGTCACTCTTATCGTTTGCGTCAAATACTGTACTCATTTTTTACCTCTTTATGAATTATAACAAAATTATGTCAGTTGCACAAATTAAATTGTGCAACTTTCGCAGTTCTCTTGATCATCCAGTGTAGCAAATGTAACAGCCAGTGGTTGTTCTTGTGCTAACTTAGAAATATCAACTTCGCCTTGACCATCATATGTGTTGAAATAATAAAGAGTTTTTAAACCATACTTATAGCACAGTAGTAAGTGACCAATCATAACACTCATCGGAATTTTTTCATCTTCATAGAATTGTGGGTTATATGAAGTATTAGTAGAAATGCTTTGATCAATATATTTCTGTAACACTGCAACCAATTTCAAATAACCTTCTGGTGATTTTTGATCCCATAGAAGTTCATACTTGTTCTTTAACTTGCGGAACTCTGGCACAACTTGCTTTAACACGCCATGCTTACTTTGTTTAACGCTAATAAGGCTACGTGGTGGTTCAATGCCATTTGTAGCATTGGCAACCTGTGCAGATGTTTCTGCTGGCATAAGTGCCATAAGAGTACTATTACGGATACCATGTTCCTTGAGACTCTCACGAAGTGATACCCAATCCATACGCTCGGTGTGTAGAACAAGTTCATCAACTTCACGTTTATAGGTATCAATAGGCAGAACACCATAACCATACTTGGTTTCGTTACTCTTTGGTGCAGCACCACGTTCAATCGCAAGTTGATTGCTTGCCTTAATAAGATAGTAAGACCATGCTTCTGCATATTCATCAACCAGCGCAAGCGCACGAGGATCACTATAACTCATATC